GATTTCCTCAAGATTGACCAGTCGTTTGTCCGGAATATTGCGTCAAGCCGCAGCGACCAGGCCATCGTCCGGGCCACCATCGCCATGGCGCACAGCTTGAACCTAAAAGTCATCGCGGAAGGTGTCGGCGGAGTGCAAAAATTAGTTGAAGTTTGACGAAGCGGCCCCTGGTGTGGCGAAGTGGAAGCACGACCAACCACAAACCACACACGGAAGGAGCCGCTCCATGAAAAAGGTAATTCGGATCGGGAACCGGGTCAAGCAGACTTACGAGATGGGGCTGGAACAGATTTCGGGAATGGAGATAGACGCGAAGGTGGAACTGATCCAGGAACTGATTCCTCTGGGGCTGATGTGTGTCGCGGAGGAATTGAAGGACGAGGTGGAACGGCTCGCCGGCCCGCGGCACAGCCGTGGGCAAGGCCTTCCGGGCCACGTCCGCTGGGGCCGGCAGAATGGATCGGTGTACCTTCGCGACCAGAAGGTGCCGGTCGTGGTACCGAGAGTGCGGGACCGGGTCCAAGGGACGGAGGTTCCGCTGTCGTTCTACCGGAGCCTGCAAGCCCCGCGAAATCTGGACGAGGGGCTTTTGCTGCGCGTCCTGCGGGGCATCTCTTGCCGGTCGTACAAGGCGGCGGCCGAGGCAGTTCCGGAGGCGTTGGGGTTGTCGCCGTCGGCGGTGTCGCAGCGGTTTATTCGCGTCTCCTCCCGCAAGCTGCAGGAGTTGATGGAGCGGGATCTCTCCGTGCACGACTTCGTCGCGCTGGTGCTCGACGGGAAGAGGTTCGGGAAGAGCGATATGGTGACCGCCCTCGGGATCACGATGGACGGGAAGAAGGTCATCCTCGGCTTCGTGGAGACCGCCACGGAGAACGAGACGGTGTGCGCCGAGTTCCTCCGGAGGCTCATGGACCGCGGGCTCTCCATCGAGAAGGGACTGCTGGTGGTCCTCGACGGCGCGAAGGGGCTGAGGAAGGCCGTGCAACGGGCCTTTGCGGACCGTGCCCTGGTGCAGCGATGTCAATGGCATAAGCGGGAGAACGTGGTCAGCTACCTCGGTGAGGGTCAGAAGCAGGCGATTCGTGGCCGCCTGCAGCACGCCTACAACCGCCCCACCTTCGCGGAGGCGAAGGCGGCGCTGCTCCGGGTGAAGAAGGAGCTCTCCCTGCAGAACGAGTCGGCGGTCCGCAGTTTGGAAGAGGGGTTCGAGGAAACGCTGACCCTTCATCGCCTCGGCCTGTTCCGGGAGTTGGGAGTCAGCCTGAAGACGACCAACAGCATCGAGTCGCTCCACTCCCTCATGGCCTCCCGCACCGACAAGGTGGACTACTGGAAGAACTCCAATCAGCGGCAACGGTGGGTGGCCACTGCATTGCTGGACATCGAACCGGGGCTGAGAAGGATCCGGGGGTATCGCCATCTGCTGGCGTTGCGTCACGCGCTCCAAGTGGAACTGAACTTGGTCTCGAACTACGAAGAGAAACTGGCGTAGCCCACCATGGGCGCTTCGTCAATTTCAACTAAAAAAAGGATTGCGCCAGATGGGGTTTGACCTTGAGCTAACGGGTTTCGATGAAGACGAGATCGCCGCCCTGTTTGCCAGCGGGAGCGAAGGGTTAACCGACCCCGACGAGGTTCCCGAGCCGCCCGACGATGCGATCACACAGCCCGGGGATCTCTGGGTCCTGGGGAACCACCGGCTCCTGTGCGGGGACAGCTGCAGTCCGGAGGACGTAGACCGGCTCTTGGGCGGCGCGAAGGTCCACCTCGTAAACACCGACCCGCCGTACAACGTCAAGGTGGAGCCTCGCAGCAACAACGCGATCGCCGCCGGGAACAGTTCATTCACGAAGACGCATCACCAGAGCCTGGATCTCGCCCTTCATCCAGGGAAGGATAAGCCCACCACCAAGAAGATGCGGCCCAAGGACCGACAGCTGGCGAACGACTTTGTCTCCGACGAAGAGTTCGACCGGCTGCTGCGGGCGTGGTTTGGGAACATCTCTCGGGTGCTCGAGCCCGGGCGGGGGTTCTACATCTGGGGCGGGTACGCCAACTGCGGCAACTATCCGCCGGTCTTGAAGGAGAACAAGCTCTACTTCGCGCAGGCGATCATCTGGGTCAAGGAGCACCCCGTCCTTACTCGCAAGGATTTCATGGGAAACCACGAATGGTGCTTTTACGGGTGGAAAGAAGGGGCCGCGCATCATTGGTTGGGACCGACGAATGCGACGGACGTCTGGTCGGTGAAGAAGGTCAACCCGCAGAGCATGGTGCATCTGACCGAGAAGCCGGTGGAGTTGGCTTCCCGGGCAATGCAGTACTCCTCGCGCCCCGGCGAGAACGTTCTTGACCTCTTCGGCGGGAGCGGTTCAACGCTCATCGGGGCCGAGCAGACGGGCCGCAAAGCTTTCCTCATGGAACTCGATCCTCCGTATTGCGATGTGATCGTCGAGCGTTGGTCGAACTTCACCGGTAAGAAGCCCGAAAGGGTCCCCCGTGGCGAGTGCGTGGCTGTTTAAGTACATCCTGGTCGAGGACCGGAAACGGTATGAAGCCGAAGGGTGGAAGATAGTGGGGCCCGGGCCTTGCCTCGGGGGATGGGGTTCCCTGCTCGTCCGGCGAAGGGCATAAATGGCAGCACAAACCTATCCCATCGCAGTTATTGCCAAACTTCTCGACCTGACTCCGCGGCGGGTCCAGCAACTTGCAAGCGAAGGTGTCATCCCCCGGGCCGAGAAGGGGCGGTATGAACTCGTTCCCGCCGTCCGAGGATATATCAAGTACCTCCGTGATCGTGCCATAGGCGTCGATGCCTCGCCGGACGACGCCGCCCGGGCAAGCAGGGCAAGACTCCTCAAGGCCCAAGCCGAGGCGCAGGAAATGGAGAACGCGAAAAACCGCGGGTATTTGCTCTCCGTCGCCATGATCGAGCGGGCATGGGGGGAAATGGCGGCGTCTTTCAAGGCCCGGATCCTGTCGATCCCCGGGAAGGCGGCACCGCAGGTTGTCTCCTGCAATTCCATCTCAGAAGTAAAGGCCATCCTGGAGCGGATGGTATTTGAGGCTCTCGATGAACTCAGTCGCGGGGATTACTCCCGAGGCGAAGATAGCGATCAGGAATCTTCGCCGGTCGACGCAGAAGGTAGTCGCTCCACCGCCTCTCCTAAGCGTAAGCGAGTGGGCCGATCGGTATCGGAAGCTCTCGCCGGAGTCTAGTGCCGAACCCGGACAGTGGTTTACCTCTCGGGCCGAATACCAGCGCGGGATGATGGATGCGGTTTCGGATCCATCCATCGAAACCGTCGTCGTCATGTCCTCTGCGCAGGTGGGTAAGACCGAGATCATTAACAATGTGATTGGGTTCCATATCCACCAGGACCCGGCTCCGATCCTGCTCGTTCAACCCACGATTGAGATGGCCGAGACGTGGTCGAAAGACCGTCTCGCGCCGATGCTCCGCGACACCCCAGCGCTCCGGGGGTTGGTAAGGGATCCTCGAAGTCGGGATTCAGGGAACACGCTGCGGCAGAAACAGTTTCCCGGCGGTCAGATTGCGATGGCCGGCGCGAATTCCGCAGCATCTCTTTCGTCGCGGCCCGTGCGGTTGGTGCTGCTCGATGAGATTGATCGTTATCCACCGTCTGCCGGGACGGAAGGCGATCCGGTAAAACTTGCCGTCAAGCGGTCAACGACCTTCTGGAACCGCAAGGTGATCCTAACTTCCACCCCGACGACCAAGGGAGCCTCCCGGATCGAGGCCGCCTGGGAGGAGTCCGACCAGCGGATCTATGAGGTGCCTTGTCCCGTCTGCGGCGGATTTCAGGTGCTTCTGTGGGGGGCAATCAAGTTCGACCGGGACGAGAAGGGGAAACCCCTCAATGTCCGATACGAGTGCGAACATTGCAGGGCGCAGCTTACCGAACCGGACAAGCACCGGATGATCCGGAACGGGCGATGGGTGATCACCCGCCCCTGGATCGAGCGGGTGGCCGGATTTCACGTCAATGAGTTGTACTCGCCGTGGTCGACGTGGGGAAGCATTGTCGAGAACTTCCTCGAGGCGAAAAAGCGCCCCGAAACATTGCGGGTATGGGTCAATACCTCGCTCGGGGAGTCCTGGGAGGAGGAAGGGTTAACCGTCGATGATGTGGCGCTTGGCGGCCGCCGCGAGGATTACGGGATCGGGGATCCTCTTCCCGAGGGAGTGTTACTCCTTACCGCTGGAGTGGACGTTCAAGGCGACCGCCTCGAGGCGACGGCGTGGGGCTTTGGAATCGGCGAGGAGTCCTGGGTTGTCCAACACTCGGTATTCCGAGGGAATCCCGAAACCTCGCTTCAAGTCTGGCGGGACCTGGACGACTGGCTACTGAAAACATGGCCGCATGAGAACGGCAACACGCTGCGGATCGCCTCTACCTGCGTGGACTCCGGCGGCCATGCGACGCAGCAGGTCTACGACTTCTGCCGCAAACGGGAGTCACGGCGCATCTGGGCGATCATCGGACGGTCCGGGGCGGGCTTGCCGCTCCTTAAACTCACCCCGCGACGCACCAGGGCGAAGGTGGTACTGGGAATCGTCGGGACGGACACGGCGAAGGGACTGCTCTTCTCCCGGCTTGGTCTTTCGGAATTCGGTCCCGGGTACATCCATTTTCCGCGGGATGTGGATGACGAATGGTTTAAACAGCTCACCGCCGAGAAGTTGATGACGAAACACGTGAAGGGTGTCCCGACCCGGGTATGGAAGCAGCTCCGGGCGCGGAACGAAGCCCTGGACTGCGCCGTGTATGCATTCGCGGCCTTTACTTCTCTGAACGCGAACCTTGAGAGAATCGCGCAGCGGATGGAGGCGCAGGTGAAAACGCAAGAACCTCCGTCCGCGCAATCGGAGCAGCAAACCATAACCCCGCTGTATCCACACGCATCCCCCAGGCGAAGTGGTGGCGGATTCGTAAATAGGTGGCGTTGATGGCCGACATTCCCGACATCGTTTACGCGGGCGATTCCCTCGAATGGACGGAAGGCGTGGGGGATTATCCCGCGCCGACGTGGACGATGCACTACGTCCTCCGGGGGGTGTCGATCCTCGACCTTACATCCACCCCCAGCGGGTCGGACCATGCATTCACGGCGACCGCAACCCAGACGGCGAATCTTGCCCCAGGTCGATACTCCTGGCAGTCCTTCGTCTCAGGCGGGACGGGAGAGCGGTACACCATCGCGACCGGAACGCTTACCGTTCGGGCGAACCTCGCAGTGCAGACGGCGGGGTTCGATGGCCGCTCCCACGCGCAGAAGGTATTAGACGCCATCGAGGCGTCGATGGAAGGGCGAGCGACGAAGTCGCAGGCGATCATGCGGATCAACAACCGGGAGATCCAATATCTCAAGCCCGAGGAACTCATCAAATGGCGATCCTTCTACAAGGCCGAGGTCGCCCGGGAGAGGACGGCGGAGAAGGTTGCGCAAGGGGAAGACCCGGGGAACCGGATCCTGACGAGGTTTCGGGATGACGCCTCCCGTGGGCCATGGCCGCTTAACCGCGTCTGGAGGTGGCCGTGGTGAGCATCCTCCGTCGCATCGCACGCAGGATGGGGTTCGTCCACAGGGAAGAGTTGACGGGAGGGAAGCGCAGCTTCGCTGCCGGGAACATCTCGCGGCTTACCTCCGACTGGATCTTCTATCCAACGAGTGCCGATTCCGATGTCCGGGCTGGGATGCAGGTGATCCGCTCCCGGGCCCGGGAACTGACGCAGAACGACCCGTACGCCAAGGCGTACCTGCGGGCGTGCCGGAAGAACATCGTCGGCTCGGATGGGTTCGCGTTGCAGGTGAAGGCGAAGGATTCCTCCGTAGCCCCCGACGGCCGGATCGTCTACCGTCTCGACAAGTTCGCCAACGACATGATCGAGCAGAAGTTTACCGATTGGAGCCGCAAAGGTGTCTGCGAGATCTCGGGGCGGTTCTCCTTCCGGAAGGTCCAGTCGATCTGCGTGACCGGTGTAAAAAGGGACGGGGAAATCTTCCTCCGGATGCTGAGGGGAAGCGGGGTGAACAATTACGGCTTCGCGCTCCAGTTGATTGAGCCGGAACTGATCGACGAGCGCTACAACGACATCCTTCCCAACGGCAACATCATCCGGATGGGGATCGAGATCACCCCGCAGAGAAAACCTATCGCGTATTACGTTCGGGAGTACCAGCCGTCGCTTGGATGGAATCAGTCGCAGCAAAGCGGGGGTCCCTACGTTCGCATCCCGGCCTCCGAGATGATCCACCTCTACGATCCCGAGCGGGTTGACGCCACCCGGGACGTGTCGCAGATGACGCCTTCGATGCTGAGGCTAAAGATGCTCTCGGGATACGAAGAGGCGGCGGTGATCAACGCCCGGGTGTCGGCCTGCAAGATGGGTTTTTACGAAACGGAAATGGGTGATCAGTTCGAGGGGGATGGGAAGGATGCTAGCGGCAACCCCATCATGTCCGCAGAGCCCGGGCAGATGGAGAAGTTGCCTCCGGGCTGGAAGTTTAACTCCTACGATCCGAAGTACCCCGACCAGCAGCACGGGCCGTTCATCGAGGCGTGCCTGCGCGGGGTGGCCGCCGGATTGGGTACATCGTATGCGACCCTTTCGCAGGATCTGTCGTCGGTCAATTTCTCCTCCATCCGTGCGGGGTTAATCGAGGAACGCGAGGAGTGGAAAGAGGGGCAGGTCTGGCTGATCGAGAACCTCTTAAATCCCGTGTTTGCGAACTGGCTGGAGATGGCCCTCACCATGGGGGCGATCGGAAAGCTGCCTCTATCGAAGTTCGACAAGTTCAACGCGCCGAAGTGGACCGGCAGGCGGTGGGCGTGGGTGGATCCGCTAAAGGATGTGGAGGCGGCCCGGGCGGCGGTGGGTGCGGGATTTAAATCCTCCACGCAGGTTGTAACCGAGATGGGCGGGGACCTCGAGGATATTTACGAGGAGATCAAGGAGGAGAGCGACCTCGCGGCAGAACTGGGGTTGGAATTCGATTTCAAAAGCGGGGGGAAAGACGCCGCGAAGGGTGACCCGGCGGCGGATATGGCTTCTGAGGAGACCCCTGCCGGGCCGACCAACGGATCGGGCAAGGGGAATGGCAAAGGAAACGGCGAAGCCGTAACTGCGAACGCATAGCACGAGCAGAAAAAAGAAGAACGGAAGAAGGCCGGGGCGACTCGGCCTTTTTCATTTGGGGGGTGCCCATGGCAAATCGTGAGTTTCCAAAGGCCGGCTCGGTCGAGTCCCGGGCAGTGACGATCGAAAAAAGCTCCATCGATGGGGAGAAGCGCACGGTCGATCTTGCGTTTTCTTCCGAGCAGCCGGTCGTGCGCTGGTGGGGGATCGAGATCCTCTCCCACGACCCCGGCGCGATGGACATGTCCCGGATGCAGAACGGCGGAGCGGTCCTCCTGAATCACTCCACCGACAAACAGATCGGCGTGGTCGAGGACTGCAAGTGCGATCCCGACAAGATGGGGCGGGCCACGGTGCGCTTCTCGCGTTCCACGCTTGGCGAGGAAGTCTTTCTGGACGTGGCGGACGGAATCCGGAAGAACGTCTCCGTGGGTTACTCCATCGACGAGGACCCGGTCCAGATGAAGCTGGAGGAAATGAGCGAGGAGATAAAAGCCCTCGCCCTGAAAGAGCAAGCCTCCGTCTACCGGATCAATCGCTGGACTCCCTATGAGGTGAGCATGGTCCCCATCCCGGCGGATGCGACTGTCGGTGTTGGGAGGAGTGTGGAATCGACAGTGGAGCCGAAAGGCCCCGTCGAAATACCGGCCCACGTGGCCAAGGAGGTTCAACTCATGCCGGACAAGACCGCAGAGGAGTTGGCCGCAGAACAGCGGGCCAAGGAGCAGAAGGAGCAGGAGAACCGGGATGCGATTCAGAAGGCGGAGCGGGAGAGGATCGCCGAGATCACCGCGCTCGCCTCGCGCCACAGCTTCCCCGCACAGGAGCGCGACAAGGCGATCAACGACGGGCTGAGCATCGAGCAGTTCCGCCACAACATCCTCAAGCACATCGGGACGACCAAGCCACTCGACACGCCTCCGTCCGACCTCGGGATGTCCGAGGGGGACAGGAAGCGGTACTCGATCGGCCGGGCCATCGCGGCCGCCATCAACGGCGACTGGAGCCAGGCAGGGTTCGAGCGGGAATGCTCGATGGCGATCGAGAAGCGGGTCTCCAAGGAGGGCTACAACAAGCGGGGGACGTTCTTTGTCCCCTACGACGTGCCGCTGCGCACCGAGCAGCGGACCGTACTTACGGCGGGTGGTTCCACCACTGGGGCAAGCTTGGTCGGCACGACTCTCCGGCCGGACCTGTTCATCGAGTTGCTCCGGAACCGGATGATTGCGACCAAGCTGGGGATCCAGATGCTCTCCGGACTGGTCGGCAACATCGCGATTCCCTCGTTCACCGCTGCAGCGACCGCGTACTGGGTGGCGGAGAACACCGCACCCACGGCAGGGAACCAGACCTTCGGGCAGGTCACGCTCTCCCCGAAGACAGTCGGCGCCTATACCGACTTCTCCCGCCAGTTGCTGCTCCAGGGAACCCCTGCGGTCGACGGGCTTGTGCAGGGCGACCTCTCCAAGATCCTGGCTCTCGCCATCGACCTTGCGTTGTTCCACGGTACGGGGGCCAACGGCCAGCCGCTGGGCATTGCCGGAGTCAGCGGGATCGGCTCTGAGGCTGGCGCGTCGTTTGCGTGGGGGAACGCGGTCAACATGGAGACGCTGGTAGCCGCGGCGAACGCCGACGTGGCCGGCATGCGGTACGTCACCAACGCGACGATCCGCGGGCTCCTGAAAGCCCGCCCGAAGGTCGGGACGACCTACCCCGTGTTCATGGTCGAGGACAACCAGCTGAACGGCTACCCGGTCGAGGTCACCAACCAGATCGCCGCGGGGGACATGTTCTTCGGCGACTTCACGCAGGTCATGATGGGCGAGTGGGGAGTCCTCGACATCCTGGTCGATCCCTACACCGGAAGCTCTGCCGGCACGGTAAGGATCGTGGCCTTCCAGTCCGTCGACGTGGCGGTCCGACACCCGGTCGCCTTCACCCTGGCGACCAGCATCACCTGATGCTGGCCGATGACATTAACCACAACCGATGGGGGCCGCTCGCTCGTGGGCGGCCCCCTGCCAAATTCAGGGGGTAAGGAAATGGTGAAGATGATCGTGACCGTTCCATGCTGCATCGGCGGCAAGCCCTTTGCCGTCGATGACGTGGTCGAGGTTGACGAATACACCGCCAGGGCGCTCACCGCCGTCAAGCGTGCGGTTGTCTACGCGGAGCCTGGCGGAGAAGAGGCTCCGGCGGACGAGGGAGAGAAGAAGGGCAAGAAAACGAAAGGATAGTAGACATGATGGCCGACTGGGTAACGGACTTTCTGACCGATGAGTTCCTCTCCACCACTGCACTCTTTACCCCCGCGGGCGGATCGTCCACGCAGATCCGTGTCTGTTTCACCCTCGGGGTGGAAGACGTATCGCTTGGCGGGGACATCGTGCCGCAGGGGATCATTGGGCAGGCGGGGTGCAGATCCTCCGACATCGCAGGTGTGAAGAACGGTGACACGCTCGAAGTAGACGGCGTGGCGTACCGCGTTCTCAAAATCCAGCCGGACGAGACCGGCTGGACCACGCTGTTCCTCGGGAAGAGGTACCAATGAGCGTTCGCAGCGGCATCCTCGCCAACATGGAAACGGTCCTTAAAGGCATCACCGGCGTGGGGGACGTTTATACGGGCAAGTACGAGCAGGTGGATCTCGACGCGCTGACGCTGCCGACGCTATTCGTACTTCAAGGAAGCGATCAGGAAGCCGCCCGGTCCACGGGGTACGAGGTGTTCACCTGGCGGGTTGTCGTTGAGGCGTGGTGCAAGGATACGGACGCCGAAGCGGTTTTCACCTCGATTCATGCGGCCTTGTCCGCCGACCCGACGAGAGGCAACAAGGCCATGAACTGTCATCGTACCGGATCGGAGATTCTTTCTCTGGATCCCGGAAGGGGCTTGATCGCCTTGCAGCAGACCTACGAAATCCTGTATCGGCACCCCGTCGGGTCGCCGTAGGAGGTTAAAGTAAATGTTTAAGAACAGAGCGTTAATACTTGTAAAAACCGAGGTTTCCTATGGGGTAGATCCCATTCCAACGACCGCGGCGAACGCCATCCTGACCGACCTGCCCGAGGTCGACGTCGTGATGAAGAAGTTGGACCGCTTAAACGTCAAGGCGTTCTTTGGAAACCGTCCCGCGATCAACATAGGGGAGGCGATCAAGATCTCGTTTTCGACCGAGGTAAAGGGCAGCGGAGACGTAACTCCGGACACGCCTCCGGAGATCGGCGTCCTGTTCGTCGGGTGCGGGATGCTGGAAACCGTAACGCCTGCGACCGGGCCGGTCGTCTACACCCCGCAGGACGACATCGAAGGGCCGTCGATCACGATCTACTTCTGGCAGCACGACATTCAGTACGTGATCACGGGTTGCCGCGGTACCTGGTCGCTCGACGGGAAGGCCGGGGAGTTCGGCAAGATCAAGTGGGAGTTCCAGGGGCTCTACGCAGGTCCTGCGGACCTTTCGATCCCCACGGACGCCGTGTACAACGCCTCCATCCCGCCAGCGCTTAAATCCGGTCTGTTCACCCTGGGGTCCTTTGCCGGGACGATCGAGAGTTTCAAACTCACGTACGGGAACGATATCGCCAAGCGTCCCGACGTAAACGCGCCGACCGGGTTCCTCGCGCACTTCATTAAGGATCGCAAAGTCACGGCGGAGATCGACCCGGAGGCTCCCGCGCTCTCCTCGTTCGACCCACTGACGCTGTTAACCGACGGGACCGAGCAGGCGCTCTCCATCACCTTCGGGGAAAACCCCGGCAATCGCATGAAGCTCGAATGCCCGAAGGTCGTCGTCGACTCGAGCAAGTTCGGGGAGCGGGAGGGGATCCTCACCCACGCTCTTTCCCTCTTGGTCTGCCCGGATGCCGGCGAAGACGACGTTACTGTGACGTTCAACTAGGAAAACGGAGGTTCTATGAGAGACCTGAAAAAGGACGACCGGAACAAGCTCGTCCTGGACGACACGCTTTCCGGAACGCAGATCGGTGTGTTCTATGCGACGCCGACCGCTAGCCAGATGAAGTCGTACCGCCAGCAGTCGATCCGCCGGAAGGGAAACAAGGTCGTAGTCGACAACTTCGATCCGGCACTCAAATTCGGCTTGGAGATCCTGACGGGGTTCGAGGAAGGGGCGTTCGGGTACGACGGGCAGCCGATCTCCCCGGATCCGGAGTCCCCCCACTACCGGGAGGACTGGAAGGCCTTGCTGAAGGAAACCGCCGCCGACATCGTGACGACCGTTGCGCATATCGTCTTCGACGGGATCCGGTCCGGACAGAACGCGGAAGACGTCGAGTTCGGCGAGGAGGCGGAAGAGATCCTCCCTTTGGGGTAGAGCTGAAGGCCCTTCGGGAGAACTGCACCCCAGAGCGGAAGAAGGGATGCGCCAAGGGCAGCGGCCCGCACCTCGCGAAAATATGCACGAGGTGTGAACACCGGGAACCGTATATCCCATCGGCGTGGTTCAGCCACATCTGGTTTCTCTTCTCCCTGCAGCAGGGGGGTTTCCCCTTTGCTCAGAACGATCTCTCCATCGAGGAATGGCTGGATCTTGGCGCGATGAAGCGCGAATTGGAAACTCCGAAGGTGCCCGATGGCCAATGAGAACAGGATAAGCGTCGTCATCACCGCCGACCCAACCGGCGCCGTCACCGGGATCCGGATGGTCGGGGACGAGACGGAGAAGCTGGGGCCGCGCACGCAGTCCTTAACCCAGCGCCTGAAATCCCATTGGGCCGAGGTGTCCGTCGGGATCTACGCCGCCGTTAAAGCGTTCCAGTCGATATGGGGCCTGATGGAGAAGGCCGCGCAGACCGACGAGGCGATGGCTTCCTTAGACGCCCTGACCCGGCAATACGGGATGACGGCGCAGGATCTGGTCGGGCGGATCGAGCAGGAATCCAAAGGTCTGATCGGGATGGGGGCTGCCGCCAAGGTTGCGGGGGACGCTCTGATGAAGGGCCTCGGGCCGGAACAACTTACGCAGATCGCCTCGTGGTCGGTGTCCTTATCGCATATCAAGGCGGGCACCGTTTCAACCGCCGAGGCATTCGAAATGCTCTCCCAGTCGATCGCCACCGGCCGGGAGCGGGGGTTGAAAGCCCTGGTGGGCATCGTCGATCTTGAACAGAAGTACGGGAAGTACGCCGACACGATGAGCAAAGCCGAGAAGGCCCAGGCGATGTACGCCATCGTGGCCGAGCGGATGGCGCAGGTGCAGGCGACGCTTGGGGATGATGTGGATTCCTCGGCCGACCGGATGGAGCGGTTCAACAACTCCGTCGAGCGGATGAAGTATTTCGTCGGGAGCCTTCTCCTGATCATCGGCCAGCCCTTCATGGCGATTTTCCAGGTCGCCATGACGCTTGTTTACGGCCTAGCGGGGGCCTTCGATACGCTCGTCTCACAAGGAGCGATGCTCACCGACTGGCTGGGCGTAACCGAGGGCGCCACCGAGCGATGGGCGAAGAAGGCCGACACCGCTTACGGCAACGCGGCCCGATCCGCGGTGGACGCGCTGGCGAACATCAAAGGTGCGCTTGCAAGCCTTGGTGATGTGGGAAAGGTGGGGGGCGGCGTTCCTCTTCCCGCCTTGGGCGGCGATGGAAATCGAAAACAACTCGAGCAACTCACAGAGCTGTACCGGAAGTACATCGAGGAGAAGGATCTCGCCTCCGCGGGCGAATACGACCGGGAGTTCATCCGGCTGAACAAATGGTTCGACGACGAAAAGAAGAAGCTCGACGACCTTCACGCCGCGAAGATCTATTACGACGCCATGTACGCCGATTACTCGGCGAAGTGGGACGAGGCGGAAATCGCCCGGGCTGTAAAAATATCCGCCATCGAATTGAAGATGTACGAGGAGACGCAGAAGAGGAAGTTGGAACTCGCGCAGGCGATCGGGAAAGCGTCCCTTGATGCCGAGGAGCAGCGCATCCGGGCTGCGCAAGAGTTAAACGCGGTGGCTGTCAAGTCAGGCCATACCACGGAGATGCAGGGAATCGCGGAGCGAGCCGCGTCCGATCGCGCTTTGCTCGAGATCCAGCGGCAGCGGAACTGGCTGGCGATGGAGGCTCTCTCCATCGAAGGGGAATTTGTCGGGACGGAAGCGCAGCTCCTGGAAATTCTCAGCAAGGAAGCGATCCTTCAGGATCAGATCGCCAAGGGCAAGGCGATGGAGGCGTTCGAACTATCCGCCCGGCGGGTGGAAGTAGAAGCAAAAATCGCGGATCTCATGCGGGAACAGCGGGATCTCCTTTTTGAACAGCAGACCGCCCGGACGCAGGAGGCGTTCGGCAAGATCGGCGGGAGCGAGTTCGGGCAGAATCTCGGCGTGGTCTCCGCCATCAACGCCGGGGAGGATCCGTACACCAAGGATTTCAAGCGCTGGTCGGATCTTCAGGACCAGAAGATCATGTACCTCGAAGAGATCGGGGCGTCCGAGCAGCAGATAAAGGACGCCTACCGGGAGTACGACCTCCAGCAAGAAGCGATGGTCAATCAGCAGAAGGTGGCGATGACCGCGGCTACCTTCGGGATGCTCGGATCGCTTGCCACCTCTCTTTACAACATGCAGGGGAAACAGGGCGGCGCGGCGTTCGAAGCGATGAAGGCGTTTCGAATCGGCGAAACGATCATGAACACATACTCCGCCGCCGTCGGTGCCTACAACGCGCTGGCGTCCATTCCGTACGTCGGCCCGTTCCTTGGGGCGGCTGCTGCGGCGGCGGCGATCGCGTTCGGTATGGCGCAGGTCTCCGCCATCTCATCCATGAAGCCCGGTGGCGGTGTTGCGGCATCGGCATCCGTCGGCGGATTCGGCGGTGGCGCTCCATCCATCCCTTCCGCCCCTGCTCCTGCGACGCAGGAGACCGTCAGTTCCCCCACCGTCAACGTCCACATCTACGGCAACGTCGTGGACCACGATAAATTCGCCAGGGAGCTCGTCCCGGCGATCACGAAAGCGATCGGAGACGGGGTCGCATGAACCCGATGATCCTCTACGACAATCGGTTCCTGGATGGCATTCCCATGGCGACCGACACCTCGGCGGGATTTTCCGCCTTGAACGTCGTGGATCTAAAGACCTTCACGTTCTGGCAGGCGGGAGAGCCGGGGATCAAGGATATCGCCGTGGATTGCGGGGGCGCGAAGAGCGCGGATGCCCTTGGAATCATCGGGCACAACCTGGGAACGGTGCAGGCGGATATATCCGTCGAGTCTTCCGACGATGGAGATACGTGGACGGAAGCATTGGAGCCGTTCACTCCTGGGTCCGACATTGCCATCCTGAAAGTGTTCCCCTCCGTCGCCGCTCGGTACTGGCGCGTGGTGATCGACCCTGGACTCGATACTCTTCCGTACATCGCCGTGCTCGTACTGGGGTCCAGGCTTACATTCCCCGTGCCGATGGACGCGCCGTTTAAGCCGATCGAAGAGGGCATGGAATCCGGCAGCAAGCGCAGCAAAGCGGGCCACCTGCTGGCGCATTACGTCAAATACAAGCCGTATTCGATCTCTCCTCGATTCTCGTATCTCGACAGGAACTGGCTGGAATCGG